CTCATGACCGACGGTAAGGTTCTGACCAAAGAACAGCGCGGACAACTGGAGGAAAACTTCAAGGAAATTGCTGGAGGTCCAGTTAAAAAGCGCCTGTGGATACTGGAGAGTGGTTTCACCACACAGGCAATAGGCATATCGCCACATGACGCACAGATGCTGGAAGCGCGAAAGTTTCAGGTAGCCGAACTGGCGCGTTTCTACGGTGTTCCACCTCACCTGGTGGGGGATGTTGAGAAAACAACCTCATGGGGAAGTGGCATCGAACAACAGAATCTTGGTTTCCTCCAGTACACACTGAAACCTTACCTGGATCGCTGGGAGTACAGCATTGAGCGCTGGCTGGTAAAAGATGCGGATCAGGGCAAGTTGCACGCCGAGCACAATTTAGATGGTCTGCTGCGTGGAGACTCGGCCAGTCGCGCTGCCTTCATGCAAATAATGGTCAACACTGGCATTCGCACAGTTAACGAAGTACGAAGGCTGGACAATCTGCCGCCTCTTCCTGGAGGTGATGTCGCTACACGGCAATCGCAGAACATACCAATCACTGACCTCGGAACAAACGATAAGCCCCGCACTGACGGGGCTTAATTTTTATGGGGGCTTCAATGCCGGACATTCAGAAAACACTGTCCTTTAATCAGGCAGAAATTAAGTTTGCAGGCGATGGCAGTCAGGGGATTTTTGAAGGTTACGCCTCTGTCTTTAACAACATTGACTCTGATGGTGACATCATCCTCCCTGGCGCCTTTAAAAATGCGCTGTCCACTCAAAGTCGCAAGGTGGCGATGTTCTTCAATCACCGCACTTTTGAGGTGCCGGTCGGTAAATGGGATACGCTGCTAGAGGATGAAAAAGGCCTTTACGTCAAAGGCCAGTTAACACCTGGATTAAGCGCCTCATCCGATCTCAAAGCAGCAATGCAGCACGGTACCGTGGAGGGTATGTCTGTCGGTTTTTCAGTTACTAAAGACGATTACAGTATTGGCACCACCGGTATGATCTTCAAGAACATCTCTTATCTGCGGGAAATCAGTGTTTGCACCTTCCCTGCCAACGAACTCGCTGGCGTATCTGCCATGAAGAGTATCGAAACCATCAAAACCATTCGAGACGCGGAAGCTTTCCTGAGGGATTCAGCAGGGCTTTCGCGTGCAGAAGCACAGGCGTTTCTTGCTAGTGTTAAGTCCGCAGGTCGGAGCGAGTCCGATAGCGGCGACATTGACGCGCTTGCACAGCGCATAACTACCTTTGCCGCTAACCTGCGGAATGTTTAACGGAGTGACACATGTCTGAATTATCTGTATTGGAAAAAGCGATTGAAGATTCACAAAAAGAAGTGAAACAACTCATCGACGAACAACGCAAATCCATCAACGAAAATGGCGTTATCAATCAGAAGCTGCAAGAGGATCTGACAAAAGCGCAGGAAGATCTGAAAAATACCGGTACCCGTCTTTTCGATCTGGAACAGAAGTTGGCCGGTAACTCTCCAGATCAGACTGCGCAGAAGTCTTTCGCTGAGCGCGTATCTGAAGATTTGATCAAAGGCTGGGACGGTTCGCGAACCAAAGCAAAAGTGACCAGTTTTGATAAGGCGATCGGTTCTGGCTCAGCATCTGCCGGCGCATTGGTCCAGCCTCAACAGAACCCAGGTATTCTGATGCCCGGGTTACGTCGGTTGACGGTTCGTGACCTACTGGCACAAGGCCGGATTTCAAGTAATGCGCTGGAGTATGTTCGCGAAAATGTATTCACCAACGCCGCGGCACCGGTAGCTGAAGGTACTTTGAAACCGGAAAGTAATATTACTTTCACCAAAGAAACGGCGAACGTGAAAACTATCGCCCACTGGATCCAGGCATCCCGCCAGATCATGGACGACGCCCCAGCCCTGCAATCGTACATCAACTCCCGCATGATGTACGGCCTGGCGCTGGTGGAAGAAAACCAGATGCTGAACGGTGACGGAACTGGCGATAATCTGCAGGGCATTAACGTGGTGGCCAATGACTATGAAACTGCGCTGAACGCTACTGGTGATACCGGTGCTGATATCCTCGCGCATGCAATCTACCAGGTGTCACTGAGCGAGTTTGAAGCGGATGGGATCATCCTCAACCCGGCAGACTGGCATCGAATTGCCCTGCTGAAGGACGCTAACGGAAACTATATTTTGGGTGGGCCACAAGCGTTTGCTTCGAAAGTTCTCTGGGGATTACCGGTAGTGTCCACTACTGCGCAGGCTGCTGGCAATTTCACCGTTGGTGCTTTTGGTTTGGCATCTCAGGTTTGGGATCGCATGGATGCCACCATCGAGATCAGCAATCAGGACCGCGATAACTTCGTGAAAAATATGCTGACCATTCTTTGCGAAGAGCGACTGGCGTTAGCGCACTATCGTCCTGCTGCCTTGGTAACAGGTAGCATTATTCCGCCAGTAACTCCGTAACTGTAAGGGCGTGGCCAGCAATGGCCGCGTTAACTCAACATGAAAATTAAAGCCCTTCGTATGTTCTCTCACTACACGCTGGGGAATTTTTCGCAAGGTGATGTGAGGGTGGTCGAAGATGATATTGGAAATGCTCTTATCAGTATGCATTTAGCCACTATTGTGGGGGATGAAGAACAGCAGTTTAAGCCAGAAGAAAATAATAAAGGGCAGCCAGAAAAAACAAAAGCCGGGGGTAAAAGTGGAAATAAGCGAAGAACAACTGGCGCAGATTAAATTACATCTTCGCGTTGATCACGATGTAGATGATGATTTGATAAAGGCAAATGCGGAGGCTGCCGTTGATTACGTTGAGCACTATTGTGATGGATCGTTAGTCATTGAAGCTACCCCAATAGTGGAAGGTGAAGCGCAACCCAGGGAGATTCTTTTCACTGCTGGCATATGGCAGGCAATGCTACTACTCATTGGACATTGGTATGGCAATCGGGAGGGGGTGAATATCGGTAATATCACGTCCGAAGTACCCCTTGGAGTGGATGCCCTTCTTCTTCGCCACCGGAAGTGGCACTGATGGCCTGTGAAGGATGCCGGCGCCGCCGGGAATGGTTAAAGAACTGGTTGAGAATAGCCCATGAACGAGCAACAGGTAAGCGCACTGATAGCAGCGCTGCAGGCGGAGACGCAGGCAAAGCAGGAACAGACAGCAGCACTAACCCGCCTGGCCGAGTCCAATGAATCGCTGGTCGCAGTCCTGGCCGATGCATTTAGCAGTGATGCAGATCTTATCGAAACGACGACCATTGATGACCAGACCCCTCAATATTTGGGTACCAGGAGGTAATCATGCAGGCTGGAAAGCTACGCCATCGGATTACCCTGCAGAAACCCGTTAAGGTGCAAGACAATGCCTCTGGTGAAATGATCGACACTTGGCAGGATGTTTCTAATCTCTGGGCCGAAGTATCCCCGCTTTCTGCCCGTGAGTTTGTCGCTGCGCAGGCTATGCAGAATGCAGTTACCACCAGGATTAAAATCCGCTACCGCCAAAATATTTCAGCAAAGTATCGCATTCTGTTTCGCGGAAAAATTTTCAATATCGAAGGGGTATTACCAGATCCGGATAGCGGGCTGGAGTATTTAACCCTTCCGTGTTCAGAGGGGACAAACGATGGCTGATGGCGTTGAATACACCCTCACTGGCGTTGATGAGTTGATGGGTAAACTTGCCTCTATCAGCGATGACATGAAGCGCAAAGGAGGGCGTGCGGCCTTGAGAAAGGCTGCCAACGTTATCGCCAACAGGGCAAAGGCAAATGCTCAGCGACTGGATGATCCAGAAACAGGACGCAGCATTGCAGACAATATCGCAGTGCGTTGGAATGGCCGCGAGTTTAAGCGCAATGGAAATCTGGCCTTTCGCATTGGCGTTCTGCATGGGGCAGTGCTGAAAAAGCATCAGGATAAAGCCAAGAATGCACCAACGCCGCATTGGCGCCTACTGGAGTTCGGTACGGAAAACATGCGGGCTCAGCCATTCATGCGGCCGGCAGCTGAAAATAGCGCGGCTGAGGCGTCCAATACCTTCGTTGAGGAATACGGAAAAGCCATCGATCGGGCGATAGCCAGAGCGGCTAAGAAAGGGAGCAGAGCATGATCGCACCAATTTTTAAAGTTTGTGCTGCCAGCCCGGCAGTGACGGCGCTGATCGGTTCAAATCCTGTGCGGTTATATCCCTTTAGCCTGCAGGATGATGTAGTGGCTTATCCCTATGTTGTTTGGCAGAACATCGGCGGAGAGCCAGAAAACTATCTGGACAGGCGCCCGGACGCCGACAGCTACACGCTGCAGGTGGATGTGTATGCAGATACGGTCACATCTGCCACTGCGGTGGCTACAGCGCTACGTGATGCCATAGAGCCACACGCCTACATCACCCGGTGGGGCGGCCAAAGTCGTGACCCAGAAACAAAGCGTTACCGCTATTCATTCGACGTTGATTGGATAGTGCTTCGCTAACCCTCCCAACTTTTCAACATACCGGCCTTGAGCCGGTTTTTTTATGACCGGAGATCACCATGTCTGTACTGACACAAGGCACGCAGTTGTTTGTCCTCGCTAATGGCGTTGTAAGCGAGGTTGAATGTATTACCAACTTTACCCCAGGTGGAAACCCGGCAGATCAGATTGAAGACACCTGTCTATCGGAACGTAAATCGAAGACCTACAAGAAAGGCCTGCAGACACCTGGCCAGTCGTCAGTAACTCTGAACGCGGATCCTGCAAATGCCAGCCACTTGATGCTGCATAACTTGGCAGAGACTGACGATGAAACACCATTGACCTGGGCTTTAGGCTGGTCTGATGGTGAGTCGTTACCGACCGCCGCCGCGCCTGGCGCACCTGGTGCAGTCGATGGGTTGTTATTGCCGGATGATCGCACCTGGTATGTTTTCCAGGGTTATGTGTCCGATTTTCCTTTCGACTTCCAACAAAACACCGTGGTGAGTACCGCCGCAACAATCCAGCGTTCCGGCCCTTCGATTTGGGTGCCAAAGGTTCAGGCTGGTAGCTGATCAATTTACCCGTCGGGGCCATGCGCCCCGCGTTAACTTCTTCCTGATGGTAGCGATATGAAATTAACTTTGGATTCATTGAAAGAACGCGGCGCCTTCACTGGT